TTTATCACTAGGCAAGCCGTTAAGTGCAGATGAGTTTATCGAAAAGCTAAACAAGGACTAGCCTATGAGCGATAACAAAAAATATTATTATCTACGGCTGAAAGATAATTTCTTTGATAGCGATGAGTTGAAGATATTAGAAAGCATGAAAGACGGATACTTGTACAGTAATATTCTTTTGAAACTCTACTTACGAAGTCTAAAGAATGACGGAAAGTTAGTTGTTAATGATCGCATTCCTTACAACGCTGAAATGCTGGCAAGTGTAACAGGGCATCAAGTAGGAACTATTAAACAAGCACTATCTATGTTTAAAGAACTAGGACTTATAGAAATACTAGAAAATGGTGCTATCTATATGTTGGATATTCAGAACTTCATAGGTAAAGGCAGTACAGAAGCTGATAGGCAAAGGCTTTATGACCGAAGAATATCAGATGAAAGAAAACAAAAGAAACTAACTCAATCAAGAAATCTTGAAGAAATCTTGGAGAAATCTACACCAGAGATAGAGATAGAGTTAGAGAAAGAGATAAAGATAGAGAAAGAGATAGATAGTAGTGCAAAAAGCACTACAACAAAACGCAAGCGTTTTGAAAAACCTACTCTATCTGAAATCGAACAGTACTGTATTGAAAGAAACAACAATGTAAACGCTGAACAATTTTATGACTATTACGAAAGTAATGGTTGGAAAGTTGGTAAAAACTCCATGAAAGATTGGAAAGCAGCGGTTAGAACTTGGGAACGTAGCGAATACAGAAATGTAAAAGCGAGTAAGAAACAACAAGCCATTGATGTTGTTAATGATTTAATGCAAGAGTTTGGGGGTGCAAATGAACAATCAACAACAGATAGTGAAAGCACTATCGATGTTACAGCTAGCGTACAGTACTGATATGCCAAAGGAACGCATGAAATTATATGTTTATAAGCTATCAGATATTAACCCAGTTACGTTAGAACAAGCGGTGAACAATTTAATCGATAGATGTAAATTCTTACCAACGATTGCAGAAATCAGAGAGGAATGTTCCGCATTAAGTGCTTTTGTAAATGCACATGAGGAACTGCCTACTGCACAAGATGCATGGGAAAGGGTGTATCAAGTAGCTAGATCATATGGCTACGAAAAGGGGTTAGACAAATTAGAGGGTTTGACAAAACAATGTGCCAGAGCAATTTGGAAATCGTTTGACCCTCAAAACGGCGATAACTTCAACGAAACATCATGTAGGGCGCAGTTTGTTAAGAACTACGAAGTACAAGAAACAAGGGAACGTGAGCGATTGAGATTGTCTAATTCGATTAAAGACAATCACTTGTTATCAAAGGCAAGAGAAAAAGCAGAACGTGAACGAGCGTTACTAAATGCAGGTCAAAAGCAAATAGAAATGACTACTACAGGAAACCTGGTAGAGGTAGCAAAAGAACCAGTAGATGTAACAGAAATAATCAACAAAAGCAAAATATCTGACAAAGGGAAAGAATTATTGAAACAGGCAATAGGGGGATAGATGAAAGAAAGAGTGAAAGAGTTTGATGTGAGTGTAAACGTTAGCTTTAACGTTAGTTTTCAAGTCATGGCAACTAGCGAGGCACAAGCAAGAGTAAAGATTGAAAACTTGCTTGAAATTATGAGGAATGAGGCAACAGTCGATTGCCATATCCATCCTAACTACGATGTGTTTGTTGATGAAGTAGATGCTGAATTAAATCAAATCAGCTATTGGTAAGGGGTGATAAGTTATGTTGGTTAAAGATGAAACAAAGTATTGTTGGGTTGATGATGAAGTGGCTGGCGAACCGCAAGATAGCATTAAAATGGCTATCGCTGATTATGTAGATAACGAATACGACTACGGCGATTATGGTGCTTTAAGTCGAGAGGAGTTATTACAGACAACGATAGAAGTTGGCCATCCATACTATTACGTTCCAGAAGTAGATGGCGAGCGTGTAATTTGGAACGCGGTTGACTACGACTTAGACGATGAGATTGCTGAATGGTCGGAAGATTATATGCACAATGTAAAGAAAGAGCATATTAACGAACTAAGTGAAGAACTAACAAAAGTATTCCAAGCATGGGAAAAACGTCATGGTTATGAGAACCGAGCGTGGGTTGTACAAGAAACAAAAACATATCGCATTGGAGATTATGTTGCGGAGGATAAATGCTAAGCAAAAAACGAAAGATGGTAATCACTATTGAGATACCTCTAAATGTAGATACACAAGAAGAGGCATCTCAACAGATGCAGATGATTGCAAAGGCGGATGCACGCACGTTTGAAAGCCTAGAGGAAATCATCAAGGTATACAAAGGAACGATGTGCATCGAACAAAAGATTTAAAGGAGAATTGAATGAACACAGTACAAATTTTAGGTAATTTAACACGTGATCCAGAAGTACGTTATACGAATAGCGGAAAGGCGGTAGCCACATTCAATGTGGCAGCCAGCAATACATACATTGATAGCAACAAAGAAACAAAAGAACAAACTGCTTTCATCAACTGTGTAGCATGGGGAAAGCTAGGAGAAAGCATCGGTAATTTACGTAAAGGCAATCGTTGCTTTGTAGAGGGTAGACTTCAAACACGTTCTTATGAAACGGCTGACGGACAAAAACGATATGTAACAGAAGTGGTAGCAAACTTTGTAGGTACATCACTAACGAATGATGAAACTGCATCTAGTAACTTTGATAGTTTTGAACAACCGCAAGATGAAAATATTCCGTTCTAAGAGGTGATAACATGAAAGAATTTAAAATTACAGGCTATGTAAAAATTGGGTTTTCAAAAATTGTAGAGCTTGAAAGTTATGAAAAAGCCGTACAACAAGCTAATGTAATTGAACTTACAGAGGATGTAGATGAGTGCGATTTGAATGGCTGGTATGACGAAGTGGAAGTTGAAGAGATAGAGGAGAACTAGAGATGAATAAAATTGTATCAGTATTGTTAGTGGTTGCTATGGTAGCTGGTGTTGCATGGAGTGTTGCCTTTGGTATACCGATGTATATGGTGTGGCAACAACAAAAAGCTGGTGAGGCAGAACTAGCTAGAGCGGAACAGAACAGGCAAGTTGCAGTATTAGAGGCTAAGGCAAAACTTGATAGTGCGGAAAGCCTAGCACAAGCGGAAGTTAAACGTGCAGAGGGTACTGCAAAAGCCAATCAAATCATCGGTCAATCTTTGAAAGGTAATGAGGCATACATCCATTGGTTATGGGTTGATACTTTGAAAGATAGTAAAGACCAAATTATCTATATTCCTACAGAGGCAGGTGTGCCTATTACAGAAAGTTTTAGATTGAAAGAAAGCAAATAAGGCGATGTTGAAAATATTAAGAGTGGTATTAACAAAGGAGATTGAAAATGAAAGTACATGAATTAATTGAAAAATTGGAAAAATGTTATCCTGACCAAGAATGTTTTGTTGAAGTGAGTGGCACACAATATGAGATTGATTACATCAATGATTTAAATGATGGTTTAGAAGTTGTGTTGATTGCTGGTTGGGAAAAAGATGAGGATAGTGAATGACAGAACAAGATATTCAAGATGCATTAGGACGGCATCTATTTCTCAAAAATATATGCATACCAAATGTGATGATGAGGGATAGTGGGAAACCACCTTATGAGGCTGACTTTATCTACTTTAACTTAAACACCTTGCACTTAACAGAAGTTGAAATCAAAACTGATATAAACGATTTTAGGAATGATTTCAAGAAAGCACGTTACCATGACAATCACAATGTTATGTATTTGTATTATGCGATACCTAGAGATTTGTATGATGATCATTATGAAGTAATCGATGAAATGCTTGGTGATGCTGGCTTAATCTTAATCGATGAAATAGAGACATTTGATTTTCGAGGTAATCTTTACGATTTTGGTGGTTTTGTAAAAAGAGCTAAACGAATAAAAGGTTCTGTTAAATTGAACGAAAAAGAAAAGGAATATTATATGAGAATTGGGTGTATGAAATGGGTGAATAGATAATGCCAATAAATAGTAAAGATAAAGGTAAACGTGGTGAACGAATGTGGTGTGATGTGTGTAGAGCCAATGGGTTCGACAAAGTCCGTAGAACTGCACAATATTGCGGTAACACAGGTGATGCATCGGACTGCATCGGATTACCTAACATTCATCAAGAAGTAAAGTTTGTTGAAAACCTTAATGTAAGGAAAGCCTATGAGCAAGCGGAACATGATGCAATCGCTGCAGACAATGGCGATATTCCTATAGTCGCATGGAAAAAAAGCAACAAGCCGTGGTTAGTAGTAATGAAAGCGGATGATTTCTTCCGTATCTATAAGGAAAGTGAGTGGAGTAATGGCGGTTAATATGAGTGAGTTTGTGCCAGACAATAACCTTAATTGGTTAGCATTAGCAGCTTGTGTATATGGAGATATATAAGTGCTGGCAGAGCGTTATGTTGTTTAGGTTTAAAAGGCACTAAACCACAGAAAACATATACACGTGCAAGTGAGTTAGATGGAAATTCATTATTGCGAATGCATAACGCTGGAATGTCATTAAGGGCAATCAGTTATCAAGTAGGAGCAGATTATAAAACCGTGAAAAAAGCGTTAGTAATGTTAGGGGTGGAGTTTTGAGAGAACAAATGAAAGTAAAGTTGGTTAGTGAATATGCACAACTACCAACAAGGGGGAAAGTAAACTCCGATATACCGCAAGTATCGGCTGGGTTAGACCTATATTGTCCGTTTAGTGTAACGATACCAGCTGATAGTAAGCGACAAATTCCATTAGGCGTGGCGGTTGAAATTCCACCAAACCATATGGGGTTATTGACACCTAGAAGTAGTATGAGTAAAACACCGCTACGATGTGCCAATAGCGTTGGGATAATCGATGAAGATTATAGAGGTGAGATTAGCATTGTGTATGAGAATGTATCTTGTAAAAATTACACAATCGCTAGAGGTGATCGCATCGCACAATTAATCATCGTACCGATTAAATTGGTTGATGTGGTAGAGGTAGATGAATTAAGTGAAACAGAACGTGGTGCTGGCGGATATGGCAGTACTGGTAAATAAGTTATCTAAATTAATTAACATAAAAGGAGAAATTAACATGAACAACAAATTAGTATTAGCAACAATGGTTATGGCAACAGTTACAGGCGGTGCATTTGCAAATGGTATTGTAGTAGGTCAAGTAGAACCAAACACTACTGCACCTGTGGTTAGTGGTTATAATTCCGCTGCATTAGGTGTGAATACAGTAGTAACAGGTACTAGCACAATCGTTTTAGGTAGAGACAATAAAGTTAGCGGTAATGATACAACAGTTATCGGTGCTAACAATGGTACAGTAAGTGCTGACCAAACAACAATTATCGGTTACAACAACAAAACAAATAGCAACCAAGAACAAGTAGTAATCGGTGCTAACTCCGAAACTGCTGGTCAGGGTGCAACAGTAGTAGGCACTCACGGAAAAGCTACTGCATGGGATGCATACGCTATTGGTAATAACACATTAGCGGACAAGAGCAACAGCGTGGCGCTAGGAACTAATTCCGTAACGGATAACCCAGTACCTACACAACAAGTAGTATTGAATGGGGTAACTCACGTTTTCGCTGGTGAGAACCCTCAATCTGTGGTGAGTGTAGGTTCTAAAGACCGAGCGGGTTTTGGTGGTGTGAAGTACTATAACCGCCAAATTACTAATGTTGCAGCTGGACAAGTTGATGCAGCATCTACAGATGCAGTAAACGGCAGTCAGCTATACGCTGCTTACGATGAAATCGCATCTATGGGTGCGAAACTTGCGAAACATGATAAAGATATTAAGTGCTTAAATATCCGTGTAGACCGCAATGTAAATAGCATCAAGAATTTAACCGATAAGGTGGATAACAATTACAAAACGATTACTAACTCTATCAACGAAACAAACGAGCGTGTAGGGGCAAATTCTAAAGCTATTCAAGAAAATAGAACAGTAATCAATAATCACACAACGATCATTAATAAACACGAACAACAATTACAATCTCACGAACAAACATTAGTAGACCATGCAAACGTATTGGAAAACCATGAAAACCGAATTGAAAGTTTAGAACGTGGCATGACACGAAACGTAGAACGTGAAATTGGTAAAGCTGGTGCAGCTAATGCAGCGTTATCCGCATTACACTACTTAGGCTACAACAAAGACGATAAAATGACATTCTCCGTTGGTTATGGTCATTACAAAGGACATAGCGCAGTAGCACTTGGTGCATTTTATGCACCTACCGAACACGTAATGTTTAGCGTAGGTGGCACTTTGGGTTCTGAAAAAATGGTAAATGCTAGTGTGAACTTCCGATTAGGTAAAGGTTCTGAATATGAACTTAACCACAAAGGAAAAATTAAAGAACTTGAAACGCTAGTTACTCAATTAGTAGCAGAAGTGGAAGAGTTGAAAGCTGGCAAATAATATGTGTACACCTATTAGGCAATATACAGGAAATATAGAAACACTAGAAACAAAAACAAAAGATTTAAAAGCAATGGCGAATATGAATGCAGAAGTTAATAGAGAGGCATTTAGATATATGCAAGAGTTATTCTTCAATGCGATCATAGGTATATCGATAGTCGCTTTACTGTTTGGGCTTGTGGTGTTGATTAAAGTATTAATTGGTTAAGGTATGGGCGGTGAAATATCCGCCCTATCATAAGAGGTGAGTATGAGTGCTTTTTACAGAAAAACTAGGCAATATATACTTTCCGCCTACAGCTTTGAAAGTTTAGATGAGATTAGTAGCCGTGTATATGATGCTTATAATGTAGGGAAACTTACAGATAAGGAGTATGGAAAACTTGTAAAACTCATGGACTATATAGTTGAAAAGGGTGTTAAGTGTATAAAGATAGGGTTATAAGAGGTGAGTAAAATGAATGAAGAAAATAAAAATGAATTAGGTATTGGTGAGCCTGAATGGAAAGCTAGATTTAGAGGAGAGTATAAGGAATTAAAAGAGCGTTATAACAAACTACACAGAATGATTGTTAAATATGATGCTGGAACATTAGATTTTAAACCAACGTGTCCTATAGATTTATTACGTAAGCAAAAGGCTACTATGGGAGAGTATTTAAACATACTTGAAATTAGGGCGGAAATTGAAAATGTACGTGGTTTAGATGATGATAACACTAAAGTAAAAATCGATTATGAAATAGCAAAGAATGGGAGATTTGCATGAGTAACTATAGTGGTTATGTTGAACACAGCGACTTTTACATTAGACCTCAAAGCTATCAAGATGCATTTGATTTCTTATGCCAACTTGCGGTAGAGAGTGATGAGAATACATTTTATATCGGCAAAGTTGTAGATAATGGATATGATTTTGACTTGGAAGATGAAGTGAGGTTTGTTTGGAATGAGGAAAAAGGAGAGTGGGTGAGCGATTGATTGGAGATAGAATTTTTTTCAATAACGATAAATTTGCAATAGACATTAATGGTGAAGTATGTAAACCGACAATAAAAGAAGATGTGTGTAAGTGTATCTTCTTTTATAAACATAAAGAAAAGTGGGTTAGATTTGAGTGTTTGTTGTGTGGTATTGAAAATGCAACTGATGAAAAAGTGGAAAGTATCAAACAATTTGCCAAAGGGTTTTTTATAAAGGAGAGTGAAAAAAGTATGATCACAGATGAACAAGGTAGAGAGTGGTTACTTCAAAAGTTATATGATGATGGCTGGAAATATTATGTTAAGAATATCGGTGATACTGCATTTGTAACAACCAAAAGACCAGTTATGAATGACGGTATATTAGATATAAATAGTGGCGGTCATGTAAGGTGTATTAATAACATAAGCAAAATAATGCCTAAAATAGAGTGTAATGAAGTGTTAGACATTGCAGAAGAATTAGGTATTGTTGATTGGAGAAACGTGGCAGTTGATACTCCTGTATTGGTTAGCGTTAATGGTGTTAAGTGGTATAAAAGGTATTTTGCTAAAGCTGGCTATTGTGATGTTTATGTGTGGAACAAGGGTGCTACATCGTGGAGTATTGAAAATGTTAATGATACAGAGGTATGGAACCATATAAAACTAGCAGAGGTATAAATACATGGTGCTTAAAACGTTATTTGTAAGTGCCTTAGTATGTATAGTTACTACATTTTTGATAAATTTTATTGATATAAAGTTTGGAATTAAAAGTGCAATTACAGTAGGTTTGGTTTTAATTTTGTTGTGTCTTTTGGGGGTGAGTATTTGGGGGAACTAGACGAAAAGAAACTAATAGAAATGGCGGTTGAGTACCTACAACCTGTTAAGTTAATTGATGTACAGATTGCATCTATTAAGGAAGAAATCAATCAACTACGAGCGAACCTTACATCCATAGGTGCTATTGATTACTCAAAAGACAGAGTAACAGGCGGTGGAACTCCGCAAGGCTTAGAGGGTAGCGTAGCAAGATTTCTTGATACAGTCGCAGAACGTGATAAGCGTATTGATGAGTTATCAAAGCTAAAATGCGATGCGATCACTAAGATAGATAGCCTAGATGAAAAGCTAGGGGCAATCATCTTGCGTTATGAGTTTGTACTTAACAATACAACGGAAGATGCATATAAAATGATTGGGTGTTACTCTACTAAACAAGCTAAACGATACAAGCAAAAAGCATTATTGGAGTTTGGGCGAAAACTTGTCCAGTAATGTCCGCAAATGTCCGTGAATGTCCATATACCTATAGTTTGCTATTAGGTATAATATATATGTAGAAGTTGCCACTAAGCGACTACTACTCACTCTTTCCTTAGGACAAATCAAACACAACAACAAGCACGCCCATATAAGAGCGTGCCTTTGTTGTAATGGGCGAAATGGAACGTATAGCGCTAACGGTCGCAGAGTAGCAGCGCAACCATAATTGATTACTAAGGAAACAACACTATACTTTTTTCTAATTTCAATCTGAAAGTATGTGTTAAGACAAAAACTTTATATGTAAATTTACTGCTAACTGATAAGGGTGTGTCGAATATCCTCACAATATATAGCTTATACATTATTAACCTTAAAGATATGAACCTGCCCTAATTGGTTATACACATTGAATACTGACAACTAGCAGCCTCCAAAAGAAACTTATTCATATTCTTGTTGTTACTTAACCTAACACGATTACGATCCATCAAATTGTTAGTTGTTGGTATTGAGTGTGTAATGATCATTGAAAACTAGGTGTGTTTCTCTTTTCCAACTTTGTATTTTCTTATTCACAGTTGAACTCCAAATTGCGTAAATTGTCATATCATCAACGCACCTAGTTTTGAGTGATTATTGAAAACTGGAGTTATATTTGTTTCCTAGGTACTTAACACACGATATAGGGTTTTAGAAGAAATGCTAATTCCTATGTGTTACATTGACAAGAGTTCAATGGTATAACTTCGGTTTTGAGTAATCAATACAAATAAAATGAATAAAACTATCATAAAATGGGGTATATCCACGGCGATATACTCCAATTTTTGTATAAATCTATCATAAAGGGGAGATTATGACGGATGTTTTGTGTTGTAAAAAGAAATGCCTTAACAATAAGAATGGCATATGTACCGCAAAGACAATAGAATATGACGGCTTATGTCAAACATATATCACCTGTGGCGGTGCAAGTAAAGGTAATTATGGCTTATGTGTTAGATCACATGGGAAATTAAAAAGGAAAGGTGGCGAAGTGCTTAAATGATTAAAGTGATTAAACAATTCATTGAAGATAGAAAACTATTCAAACAAGCAGCTAAGGACTTAAACAATAAAGAACTACAGGCTAAAGCAAAATACGCTTACGAACATCGTGGCGATACAATGATTACACTCATCGATGGCTTGGCTATTGTATGTGCGGTACTAATCTTAATTGGTATTGTGTGGTGTTGGATGTGAATTATCAACCAACGATAAAGAAACTATTAACCGCATTACGGATGAATGGTAGACGATATGTAGTTGATACAAGGCAATCATGGAGTAAATACGATAAGCCTTGCAAGATATATATTGTCAGTCGAATGTACACAGAGGAAGAGTATAAACTAACATTCCCTGAAAAATACAAAAAGGGTAAGACCTTTAAACAAGGACAACTCTATAAGAAAGAAAGTGAGTACAGTAGCACCAAGCAACACGAGGTGTTACTTTTTTTAGTTAAGACATATAAAGGTGGTGAGTAACATTGACGAATATAGAAGAATTAGCACAAAAACTAACTAAGAAAGAACGCATATTCGCTGATGAATACGTTAAGACCACCAACGGAACACAAAGTGCAATTACTGCTGGATATTCAGAAAAGACGGCAAGAAGTAAGGGTAGTCAGTTATTAACAAAAATAAACGTGCGCCAATATATAGAGGCGGTCATGAACGAACGTAGCAAAGACACAATCGCAACGGCTGATGAGGTGTTGGAATATCTGACTAGGGTTGTGCGTGGTGAAGAAAAAGATGCATTTGGTTTAGATGTATCTGTTGCCGATAAAACGAAAGCAGCTGAACTCTTAGGTAAACGGCATATGCTATTTACCGATAAGGTGAAACTTGATGCAGAAATAGAGATTGATATATCCGATAGGATGAAACAAGCAAGGGTGAAGTCTGATGAAGTACAACAAAGCACAACTGATTGATGCGTTGGGTTCGTTCACTCATGATCCATTAGGCTTTGTTTATTTTGCGTTTCCTTGGGGTGAAAAAGGTACACCTTTAGAAAACTTTGATGGCCCTGACGAATGGCAAGTTAAGACTTTCAAGAAAATAGGTGAAGAACTACGTAAGGGTAAGACATTGGCCAAAGCAATACAAATTGCCGTTGCATCTGGTCATGGTATTGGAAAGTCCGCTTTTTCTTCATTGTTGATATTATTTGCTATTGCTACACATGAGAATACAAGAGGGGTAGTTACTGCTAATACAGATACACAGTTAAAGTCTAAGACTTGGGCTGAGTTGAATAAGTGGTACAACCTATTCATAGGTAAAGAATTATTCACCTATACAGCTACTGCCTTATTTAGTGCTGATAAGCAATATGAAAAGACATGGCGGATAGATGCTATTCCGTGGAGTGAAAGTAACCCAGAGGCATTCGCAGGCTTGCACAATCAAGGTAACCGAATACTTATCATATTTGATGAGGCATCCGCTATATCCGATAAGATTTGGGAAGTAACAGAGGGTGCTTTAACAGATAAAGAAACAGAAATCATCTGGTGTGTGTTTGGTAACCCTACACGTAATAGTGGCAGGTTTAGAGAATGTTTTAGAAAACATCGTAATTATTGGACTACATATCAAATTGATAGTAGGACTGTTAAAATCTCAAACAAAGCCAAGCTGCAAGAATGGGTGGATATTCATGGTGAGGATAGCGACTTTGTAAAGGTACGTGTAAGAGGTTTATTCCCTAGTGCATCTGATACACAGTTTATCACCGCATCAATCGTAGATGAAGCACAAAAGAGAATATATAAGCCTACTGACTTTATCAATCTACCAACGATCATTGGTGTTGACCCAGCGTGGACTGGTGGCGATACGTTAGAAATCGTAATGCGACAAGGCTATTCGATGAAGTGTTTAGCCACAATAGAAAAGAATGACGATGATATGCGTATGGCTAACCTAATAGCACAATTCGAGGATGAGTACAAAGCAGATGCGGTGTTCATTGACCAAGGCTACGGCACAGGTATTTACAGTATCGGTAAATCAATGGGTAGACGATGGCGGTTAGTTGCCTTTGGTGGTAAAGCACCTAATGATATGTACCTTAATATGCGTGCGTATATGTGGGGAGAAATGAAAGACTGGCTAAAAGAGGGCGGTTCTATTCCACCTAATGACCAAGGCTTATATGATGATTTAACAAGTCCAGAGGCTATCATTGATAAGAATGGACGAATACAACTTGAAAGCAAGAAAGATATGAAAGAACGAGGTTTACCATCTCCGAATAAAGGCGATGCATTAGCCTTGACCTTTGCGTTCAGGGTCAATAAAAAAGTGAATGTAGGGAGTAGGGTTCATGCTAACACAGAGTATGATCCATTTAAAAGATAAGGGGTGATTTAATGTGCATGAAAAATAAGATGCCTGATACACCAATGCCAGCACCAGCACCGACTGTACAAACAGATGATGCTACTACAACAACTGGTGAAGATTGGTATATGAAGAAAAAGAAAGGTAAGAAAGGCTTTGAAAGTACTATCTTATCTACGGCAACTGGCACTAAAAACACATTAGGGGGTTAGAGATGCAAGGAACTATCCTATCAACGCTTGCTAGACAACCGACTAATACAGAACCTAAAAAACGTGATTACACGAAAATTAAGGCGAAGTTTAAGGCAATGTTTGATAATCGTAAAAAGTACATTTCAAGATGGAAAGATATTCGAGATTATCAACTACCTTTCCTTGGTGTGTTTGATGATGAGCAAGACCAATCGAAAGTCTACACCGATAAGATTAATAATGGTGTAGCTTGGGAAAGTTGCCAGATATTCGCTAGTGGTGTAATGAGTGGCATGACACCGCCAAGCCGTAAGTGGTTTAAACTCACGTTAGAGAATGTTGAATTAGCTGCTAATAGTAAAGTGGCGGAAGTATTGGATGATAGAGAACAAATATTGTATGCAGTATTTGCTAAGTCTAACTTTTACAATACAGTCCATCAAACCTATATGGAGTTGCCATTTGGTCAATCGCCTATGTCAATCATGCCAGATGCAAAAGTAGGTGTGAGGTTTACATCATATCCAATCGGTACATATGCTTTAGAGTGTGGCAGTAATGGTGATGTAAATACGTTTGGTCGCAAGTACCGAATGACGGCTGACCAATTAGTGGAAGAGTTTGGCTATGATGCTTGCCCTGATAAAGTTAAACGTGCGTTTGATGATGGCAAGGGTAACGCAAGTACATTTATTGTGTGTTGGTTTGTATTGCCTAACAAAGACCGCAACGGAAAACTAGGCAATAAGAATATGCCTTATTCCTCTATCTACTGGGTAGAGGGTAGTAACACAGATGAAGTGTTAAGACATAGTGGCTTTGAAGAGTGGGCAATACCAATCGCAAGACACACTACTCATGATCTAAGCGGTTATGGTAAAGGGTGTGCATGGTTCGCACAATCAGATGCACAGATGTTACAACTGCTTGAAAAAGACTTAGTAACCGCTATTGAATTGGGTATTAAACCACCTATGAGTGCTACATCCGATGTAATCGGTAGCGTGAATTTATTCCCAGGCGGTGTAACAGAAGTTGATACAGGCGGTAAAGTTGAGCCGATATTCAATGTAGGCATTGATGTTGCAAATGTACAAGCGAAGATACAGTTTGTATCTGAAAGCATAAAACGTGCCTATAGTGCTGATTTATTCTTGATGCTTGATAACCTAGATGCAGGACAAATGACTGCACGTGAGGTTATGGAGCGTACACAAGAAAAGATGCAACAGTTAGGCCCTGTAGTTGAACGCTTACAAAGTGAATTTTTAAACCCAATCATTGAACGTACTTATGGCATTTTGGATAGAGCTGGAATATTCCCACCGATTGACGATGATGTAGCGGAAATGCTGAATGGGTTAGATGTGAAGATTGAATACATTTCACCATTAGCACAAGCACAGAAAATGTCCTCATTGGTGAATATTGAGCAGTACTATGCGTTCATTATGTCATTAGCACAGGGTAATGCTAACATCGTTCAAAAATTCAACTTTGAAGAGGCAGCGGACATTTACGGCGTTAATCTTGGTGTACCAATTAAGGTTATTCGTTCTAACGATGAATACCAACAAATCATGGCGCAACAACAACAAGCACAACAAGAGCAAGAGGAACAAGCACAAGCATTACAAATGGCACAATTAGCACCTCAAATGGCTGGTGCTGCTAAACAAGCAACAGATGCAGCCAATGACGGAAACCCAGTAATGCAACAGTTAATGGGTATGGGGGTGTAGATGAGTAAAACAAAACAAGAATATATTCGTGATCGTGATATTGATGCGTTGAACCACGTACTAAGTACTGAACTTGGTAGGTGGTTTTTTTGTAGGCTTTTAGACAATACGGACATTCTAAAGCGTTCGTTTACTGGCAATTCAGAAACCTTTTTCAATGAGGGTAAAAGAAGTGTAGGTCTAAAGTATATGCAAATGCTTGGCGCTATCGGTGATGGTGTTGAGGGTGTACTTAAATACCATCAAGCGCAACTTGAATATATCAATCAACAGAAATTGTTTAAAGATTTAGAAGAGAAAGGTGAATAAACCACATGGCAGAAGAATTAGAACAAGGCACGAATATTGACACAGGTAGTGCGGAAAGTGGTACACCGCAAGATACGAATACACAAGACCAACAACAAGACACAATCTTAGGTGGCGGTACTGACACAAGCGGTAACCAAGAACCACCTGCAGAACCTATTGTGTATGATTTCACGAAAGCGTTTGATAGCGGTCAAGTAGACCAATCAATCGTTGATGAGTTTTCTAAAATGCTTAATGGCGTAGGTGCTACGCAAGAGCAAGCAGTAGAGTTAGCTAAATTTGGTAACAAGTATGCTACAGACCTTGTAACTGCTTACGAAACACAAAAGCAACAAGCATTAGCCGAACAATACGAAAGCTACAAAGAAAACGCAATTAAAGAATTAGGGAACAAATTCGATGAAACTGTAGCTAAAGCAGGTGCAGGTATTGAGCTGATTGAAAAAACAATTCCTAATATTCGTGAAATTCTAGCTGAAAACGGCTTGGGTAATCGTATCGAGGTTATCCGTGTATTTGAAAAGATTGCTGATATGGCTGCAGAAGATAATAACGCTGGTGGCGGTCAACCAACTGGTGGTACACAGTCAGAAGATGCAATCAGACGTAATCTTTATCCGAGTATGTTCAAAAAATAAAAGGAGAAAATAATTTATGGCTACAATCGGAACACAAAACCCTACTTTAATTGATTTGCAAAAGCGTATGGATCCTAACGGAAAAATCGCACAAATCATTGAACAATTAAACCAATCTAACGAAATCATTCAAGACATGACAATGATTGAATGTAACGATGGTACATCTAATAAAACAACAGTACGTACTGGCTTACCAGATGCTACATGGCGTATGCTTTATGGCGGTGTACAACCTAGCAAATCTACTACAAAACAAATCACAGATACTTGTGGTATGTTAGAGGCTTACTCCGAAGTAGATAAAGATTTGGTTAAACTTTCCAATGACCCTGTAGCGTTCCGTGCTACAGAAGATAGTGCATTTGTAGAGGCTATGGGTCAAGAAATCGCACGTACACTTTTCTATGGTGATGAAACAACACCTGAAAAATTTATTGGTTTGTCCGCACGTTTTAATACATTAGACCCTAAGAAAGCTGATAGCGCTAAAAATATTATTGATGCTGGCGGTACTGCTAACCTTGCATCCATGTGGCTTGTAGGTTGGAGTCCACTTACAGTACATGGTATCTATCCACGTGGTAGTGAGGCAGGCTTACAACAAGAAGATTTGGGCGAAGTAACAATCACTAAACCAGATGGTTCTATGTTCCAAGGTTACCGCACTCACTTTAAACAAAACATCGGTTTAGCAGTACGTGATTGGCGTTATGTAGTACGTATCGCTAATATCGATATGAAAGCTATTAAAGAAGATATTTCCGCAGGTCCTAACTTGATTAACTTAATGATCCGTGCTGAAGAAAGAATGCAATCTCTTACTGGCTGCCGTCCTGTATGGTACATGAATCAAGAATTGCGTACATTCTTACGTTTGCAAAAGAACAAAGTACATGGTTCTACAATCACAGAAGAAATGGAAATGGGCAAAATGGTTACACGTGCAAATGGTATTCCAGTACGTAAAATCGATGCATTACTTTCCACAGAAGCACGAGTTACTGCTTAATTAATAGGGGGATAAACATATATGATTATTGATACTCAAAATACATTCTTTTTCAAAAAAGACATTACAACAAACACCAACTCCGATGTAGTGATGAATGGTAATGGTGGCGATGCTGACCCTAACTTGTTCCTTGTAATTCGCATCGACAAAACAGTAACTGGTACACCTTTATTTAATGTGTATACTTCTGATACTGATAATATGGCTAATGCGGTATTGTTGCATGGCATTACAATGGCAGCGAATGCACCAGCTGGTACAGAATACAAAGTGCGTTTGGCTAATGGCGGTAAGAAATACATCCGCATCAATGCTAACAACATGACTGGCGGTCAAATCTCCGCATTCTTAACAAGTGGCATTAATATTAAATAAGGTGGATAACATGGAATACGTTGCAAAAGTAACCCTTTATCACAATACAAAGGGTTTAATTGAAGAGGGAACAACAGTTGAATTTACAAAAGAAGAAGTAGCCGAATATGATAAAGACTACTTCAAAGACTTGTTTGAAACTGTTGGTGCAGAAGAAGTCGCAGAAGTAGAACCTACAGAAGAAACTGTAGAACCTACAGAAGAAAAGCCAAAGGCGAAAACCAAAGGTAAAAAAGCGGAAGAAACTGCTGAATAATTGAACGAGGGGGTATTTTGCCCCCTCTTTTTTTATAGAAAGGTGGAGCAAATGACACCTACTGATATTTGTAATCAAGCGTTATCGCTTATCAATGCAGGTCGCATCCGTTCCATGACGGAAGAAACAGAACCTGCTAGACAATGCAGATTACATTATGATCTAACACGTAAAGTATTGTTAGAACAGTTTGAATGGAATTTTGCACGTAAGCGTGAACGAGCGGTATTGTCAGAACACAAGATTGATGGTTGGGGTTATGTGTATGCTTACCCTGAAAAGTGTGTTCGCATCCTAGCGGTCATTCCACAAGGTGAACGATACCGAGCGGAAAAACAACGTGAATATGATGTTTACTTAACGGATAACAATACAAAGTACATCGTATCAGATGTACCACTCATGCACATTGATTATGTGTACGATGTAACTGATGCGGATATAATGAACCCTATATTCGTTAAAGCGTTAGTATGTAAGATGGCATCTGATTTAGCTATGCCACTAACTGGTAATAGTGGTTTGTTTGACCAATCATACAAGCTATATCAAGCAGCGTTACAAGAGGCGAAATCTATGAGCGCTAAAGAGCGTAGACTTGATATGCCTTATGTGTCTAATTATCTAAAAGCAAGGAGTTGGTAATATGCAACCTATGTATATAGGTCAAGTGGCATTTACTACTGGGGAAGTATCGCCAGATGTATCGAGTCGATTTGACTTAGAACAATATAAAAGTGCATTATTGCTTGCTGAAAATGCGGTGATTAGACCTTATGGAGCGGTAGCACGTAGGCAAGGTTCACAGTTTATCGGATATGCTAAACACCATGATAAGCCTGTTAGACTGTTTGAATTTACCACGAATAAAAATCAATCATTCATGCTTGAATTTGGTGAAAGATACGTTAGGGTATGGCGAAATGGTGTATATACCAATGTTGAAGTAGAAACACCATTTGAGGCGGACATTGTAGGGGAATTAAACTGCATCCAAAGTGGCGATGTAATGTTCATCTGTAGCGGTAAATACCCCATTCAAACGCTATCACGATATAGTGATACTGACTGGCGAATGAGTGCGTACAAACTAACCGAGCAACCTTACGATGATATTAATACCGACAATGGGCATACATTGACTGTTAGCGGTGATACAATCACATCGACTAAAGATCTATTTACATCTGATATGGTAGGTAGTGTTATTCAGATTGCTTATTATGTTGAGGCAGTACACACTAAATCAGCTGGCGAAGTTGTAGAGAAAAAAGTAAGACATGGTATTGTTAGCGCACCAACTATCGAAAAGACATACAACAATATCAATTATAATGTTGGAGCGTTCAGTACTGATACAGAGTTATCATGGAAATTCACAACACATGGCACATGGGAAGGTACTGTTAAGTTGCAGATTTCTAACAACGATGGTCAAACGTGGAAAGATTACAGAACGTATACATCTAAGAATGACTACAACGTAACTGATACAGGTAAGATAGAAACTGGCGCAAGGCTTAAATATGTATCAGATATTAAGAGTGGTTCTGTGAATTGCGACTTATCTATTATGCCATTCACTCAATATGGTATCGTTGAGATTAAAAGTGTAACCGATGCTAAGAATGCAAAAGTTAATATTCTGAATGGTATTAAAGAGGGTGAGCCTAGTTACCAATGGAAGTTGGGGAGTTGGAATAAAGGCAGAGGTTATCCGAAACTTTGTACATTCTATCAAGACCGATTTGTAGTGGCTGCTACGGATAGTAAGCCTAACTTCATCTGGTTTAGTAGAACTGGTGATTACCCTAACTTTGGTGTGGAAAAAGTAGGCGGTACGATTACAGATGATAGTGCAATCACATTGCCAGTAATCAACCGCAAAATGTATGAGATTAGGCATCTAGTACCAGCTAATGACCTAATCGTGCTTACTAGCGGTAATGAATGGATAGTCGATGGGAGCAAGACTATCACACCTACTAACTGTTATTTGAAAACACAAACACAACGTGGTGCATTGAAATGTGAACCACAGTTTATTGGTAACCGATGCGTATTCGTTCAAGAACGTGGCGGTACTGTTCGTGATATGGGTTACTCTTACGAGAGCGACAACTACACAGGACAAGACCTTACATTGTTTGTTAAAACTTTGGTTAAAGGTCATGTAGCGGTAACAAGTGCATACGCACAAGACCCAGACTCTATCATCTACTATGTAAGAGATGATGGACAACTTAACTGTTTAACTTATATACCAGAACAAAAGGTGTATGGCTGGTCGCACTTTGTAACGAATGGTAAATACAGATATGTAGAGAGCGTGGCAGAGGGCGAACAAGACACAATCTATTTTGTTGTAGATCGTGTTATCAACAAGAAAAATGTTAAATGCATTGAACGTAGTATTCCGTTGTACACAGAGGATAACTCCGATGTGTTCCTAGATTGCTATGTTAAAGTGGCTAATTCGATTAAGACTGATTACATCAACGCACCTCATCTAGTAGGGCAAATGGTAGACATAGTAGTTGATGGGCAACAGATGCCATCTAGGGAAGTACCACCTACTGGTGTTATTAAATTGGATGGTAAAGCAAATGTAATTACTGTTGGGTTACCTTATACTACTAAAATTAAAATACCTAGCGTAGAGCAACAAATTAACGATGGCACATTGCAATGTAGATTGGTAACTATATCACGAGTTGCGTTGCGGTTATATCGTTCATATGGTGGTAGCGTAGGTAGAACATTTGATGATGTGGACGATTTGATTTTAAAACCTAAAACGCTATTTACTGGTGATACTGTAATTGTGTTACCTAAGATAGCAACTAGCGTTAATACAAATACAGAAATCTGTATAAAACACTCAAAACCTTTCCCATTTAACCTATTAGCGGTTACAAGAGAGGTAGAAATTGGCGGTGGTTTCCCAAATGTTCATGGAATGTAAAATTAGCCGTTCTAAGCACGTTTCGTTAGTTCGTGAGTTATATATCAACTTACGTTCGATAGATGCCTTAGAGGTTAAATATATCAATCGAAAAAATTCAAACTATGGCGAAAATGACTTTGTAAACGATATTCTTGGGGAAGATTATCAAAGTCGCATTGTTATTGATAATGACAAGCCATTGTGTGTGTATGGTGTATCAAACACATCATTAAATGGGATGCATTGCATTTACTTTTTGGGGAGCAAAGATTTTGATAGTAGTTTATCGCTACAAAAACAATTCATAAGAGTTAGTAGAAATATCATTGGGGAATGGCTACAAACTAGGGATGTACTTTTTAATTACATACATAAAGAAAATTACCGCACTATAAGATGGCTAAAGTCTTTAGGTGCGGTAATTCATTACGATATTAACGATGGGGATATGGTTTTATTCACATTGAGAAAGGGGGATGCGAATGTGTAACCCTATTGCATTAACTGCAGCAAGCATGGTTAGTACGTTGTTTATGCAACACCAACAAGGAAAGGCGCAAGCTGCAATGTACAATCAACAAGCAAGGGTAGCAGAGGCTAACGCACGCATTAGTGATCGCAAGCAAGAACAGATTGCAGACCAAGCCTTGCAAGAGCGAGATAAAATGTCCGATAAGATGCGACTTATTCAAGGGCAGAATGTAGCAGAAACTGGTGCAGGCGGTTTAGCTATGAGTGGTACACCATTACAGTTAATGGCTTCTAGCTATGACGAATACAATAAAGACATTCAGAATTGGGAAACTAACAAGAATAACAGTATCTACAATGAATATCTTAATGGTATGAACTACCGCAATGAGGCAAGCACCGCACGAGCAGCAGCAAGCAACGCTAAATCACAAACTAGAATGGCTATGCTAGGTACGATATTAAGTGGTGCATCTAGTATCTATGGTTTAAAAGGTCAATATGCAAGTAAAAGCGTAGGTAGTGGTAATAACTATTACTCACCATCTAGTGATGCACTAGCGGCTGCAGGTATGCCTAAAATGAAATTCGTAACCAAAGGTACTATTAGAAATAATAGGTGGGGTATCTAATGAAGTTAATAGGCTATGATAGTAACCAACGCTTAAACACAATTAATGGTAGTGTACAAGCTAACGTAAATGAAATGGCTTATGGTGGTAACACAAGTGGCTTAAATGCTATGACCAAAGCATTGCAAGATGCGACTAATACATGGATAGAAATCGACAAACGAAAAGATTATATCGATGTAACCAATGCCATAAACGAATTTAATAATAGCACTAATAAATTACTTAACGATGATAAAGATGGTTTGATGATTCGTAAAGGTATGAATGCTCAATCTATATTGCCTGACTATAACGCTGGTGTGGAAAAAATACAAAAGGATATATTAGATAAATATAAATTTAGAACCAATGATGCAATCAATGCATTTAATAAAGCCGTTGAAACGTCTAAAACGACTGATTACAATAACATATCCAAATATTCAAGAGGTCAATATGAAACGGCGTTAAGTACAGCTACGCAAAATCAAATTACAAATCTTCGTGATTCTGCTATTCGGTCTGACAACATGGCTGACCAAATGAAAACAATTACATTGATGGGTGATTTGTATAGGTCTACTGGCAAGGAATTGGGACTGGATGATGAACAGATCAATGAAAAAATCCGTGCTAATACAGATGAGACAGGTAAGTATTTACTAGATAGGGCTGTTGCAGAAAACGATTCCACCAGAACAGAAAATCTAATATCGTCATTAAGTGGTGTAGTTAGTGAAAGTGTTTTGACTCCATATAAAAAGATGTCTAATCAAATGAACATCAACAAATTAGTTAATGATGACAATACATATGCTAAGTTATATAAAATGTATGGACATGATTTAAACTCTGGCATGAATAGTGCTGCCATGTATGTTAGAGCAAAGATGGAAACCCAAAACGAAGAAGCCATAAAAGGTGGAGTCGGACAACAAAAACAATTATGGGATATGGCTGTTTATGCTCACAATAAATACGGTATCAATACTGAAATTGCTTACAGACAATTATATGCAGAAGGTATGGACGGCGGACAGTTAAGTCGGTTGTCTAGAGAAAATCACAATTATGCAGGATTGACACAGTCTGAGCCAAATGGTGAAGAAAATAAGCAACCCCCAGAAGACGGTGATGCATATTATAAGATGTATCATTCCGATAATGAATTTGTTGATGATTGGATGCAAAATTATATTTTGAATCGTAAAGGTGCTGTTGATGCGAAGTCTGTAGCGGAATATGCTCAAATTATGACTAATACGGGATATCATGGAACATCTACAGAACACTATATCAATTTGATGAATAGCGCTCCTATGGCTAGTGGTGGTAATCCAAAATATTCAGAAGACCAAATTAAGAAAGCTGAAGATGACGCTAAGACAGCATACAAGAATTACTATACGTTACAAGAGCAAACTCGGAAGATTGCTATTAATGATCGTTTACAAGCAGGTCAAACAATCTTAAATCAAAAAATAGCTAATGGTGATGTAAGCGGTGCATTCCAATATGCACAGGTTCAATTGGCTGGTGCCACCACTCCTGAAGAACAAGAATACTGGAGTGGGAAAATGGCGAGTGAAAGACCTAAGCTCGATAGAATTTACGAAAAAGGTTTAAAGATGACAGCGCAAGAAAAATGGGGGATTAAGCAGTATGCAAAGTCTCACACTTATGAACAGACACGAGCATATGCAGAACGAGTGTTGCCAAATAAAATCATGGATGATGAACTTGATGCATCGTTACTTGAAATTGACGATAACAATAAGAAAGCCAGCAACATTGATTTAACACCATATGAATACAAATTAGCTGATGTCATGCCAAAAGATAAGACATTGGCGGGTAGCTTTAAATATGGTGTTAAACAAGAAATGGCAGGTCGTATTGAGGAATTTAAGGTTAAACATCATAGACCACCTACAGATGCGGAAAAAGATGAAATTTTCGATGCTGCAGTCGCAACAAGTACATTACGTAGTACAAGTAAACCATATTTTGGTGATGGAGATGATTATTCATCTACAATAAGTGGCGCAAGTAATCAAGCACTTGGCATTGTACACGCTGAACCTGTAGGAAATCACTATATCCGAGTAACATATAGAGATGGCTCGACTAAAGATATTTACGAATCAGAATACAATGCATTACAACGGAGATACACAAATGGCTGATATTAATCAAAAAGAGCGTGAGGAGTTTCAAGCGTTAATACGTGGTCATGGAGATAGTCCACGTTCCTTTACTGCTAGCGCTGGTGTACAGTCTAGTCCTGTAGGTGGTTTAACACCTATAGGGCAGGCTATTGGCACAGGAATAGATACTGTATCAAGCATTGCTAAAAACACGGCAGATGCATTATCTACAATAGCTAACACGCCTATCAATGTTAAAAATGCAGATGGAAGTGAAACAGTTTCACCATTCGGACAACAAGCTAATCTGTTTCAAGCGATAGGTCAGTTAGGACAATCATTGCCTAATGCTTTACCTGCTGGCTTTGTTAGTAATACAGACCGATTGTTTTTATATAACAACGAACAATTACGTGCTAATGAAGCCTTGCGTATTGCTAAAACTTTAAATATTGGTGCGGATACTGTTATGTTTGGGGATGATAGAGCCTTTGAACGTGCTGATTATCTATCAAGACGTGTAGAACGAGGGCAAGTTTTACAAGATATTTATGATGAGTTTCCAGAACTCTACAAGGTAAAATACAGCTCACAAGCCGAGGGTATTCAAGCCTTAAATAATCTTGAATCGATAAGAAATACAAAAGGTGTATTCGATGCGATGCAACAAAGTATTTGGGCGATGAATGACCAAATGAAGTTGGGCGATGTTGGTTATGAGTTGGCACGTGAAACTGATCCACAAAAGATTAGCGAATTAACCGATGAAGTCAATCGATTACAAAACAACTTACAAAGTTATAGAAGACCAGATGGCGGAAGTCCATTAGAAGAGGTACTTGGTGCAACATCTGGTCAAGGCTATATGATGGCTAAACAAGGTGGTGTAGGTGCAGTCGCTGGTGCAGCTGTTGGTGCATTAGTTGGTGGTTTGGCTACAGAGGGTGTAGGTGCAGCCGCTGGTGCTGCTACTGGTGCTAAATGGGGTGGCGGTGCTGACATGGCATACAATATGTATAAAATGTCATTCGGCAACAAGTACATCGAACTCATTCAAAAGAAAGATGCAAATGGCAATCGTGTATACACAGACCAAGAGGCTAATCAATACGCTATGTCTTATGCTGCTATTGATGCTGGTATTGAGTTTGCAGCAACCGCAGCTATGGGTAAAGCGTTTAAAGCGGTAGCACCTAAAGGCATGATTGCAAAAGCTATTAGTGCTGGTGTAGGTGATACTGTTAAAACATTTGATAGAGGTATTGGAACAACTGTTGCACAAATGGCTAAGAACTCTATTAAAGCTGGTGTACCTGAACTCTTTGAAGAGGGGTTACAAGATGTAAACGAAAAGGTACAACACAACCTAACACGCAAAGATAATGACCCAGAGGGATATTATAGCGTAGGTGATATTGCTATAGGTTCACTAGATGCAATGAAACAAGCGTTACCAGCGGTAATAGGTTTTGGTGCTATCGGTGGTGCGGTAGGTGGTGTGCGTACCGCAAAGGCTTTCCGTGATTTTCAGAAATTGACACCAGAGCAACAACAAGCAGCAATCATAGCCGAGCAAAACCGCAATGGCGCAGTCATTATGGATAATGTTCGTAAGGACAGTACAACCAATAAAATCGCAAAAGAAAACCCTGAACTGTACGGAAAAATCGTACAAGCACAGGGCGATAAGGTTGGAGTATCAACTCAATATGTAGATGTAGCAGAGTTAGTACAATCTGAAAACGGACAACTTGCTATCCGTGATATGGTCGATAACGGACTTGTTACACAAGAGGAAGTCAAAGCAGCTATTGAGGCGGATGCACCTGTTGAAATTCCTATTGGTAGTTATGCCCAAGTATCTATGAACCTATCAGATGAAACAGTAGAGGCTTTGAAACAAACCTCTTACTTTACACGTGGCGGTATGTCATTGGCTACATTAGAACGTGCAAAGCAAGAAGTAGATGTTGCTAAATCTGTATTGAAAGATGATACCTCTAAACGTGCGGAACGTATCAAGGATGATATTATCCGTAATGAGTTTGAGGGTGCATCTGATATAGATCGTGAAGTACTTAACGAAGTATTGGCAGACCCTACCAACATTAAACGTAACTTCAATAATTTATTGCATACCTTAAAAGAGCAATACAGAGAAACCTATGCAAGCGACTTTGACAATGCAGATAAATCAATCAATGATGCGGTAAGTACTGGTATTGAACCACAATGGCTAATTGATTACAAAGCTAACAATGGCGGTAAAGCACCACGTACTAACGCAGAACGTAGACGAGCAGCATATGAGTATAGCAGAGCAACTACAACTGCAAATCTTGATGGTAATGCTGATGCACTAGCACAATCTGATGCACATTATGCAGATATGGAACATATGTTGATGCAAATCGAAAGTTTAGAGGCTATGAAAGACAAAGTCTTTGAATTGGCGAACAATGACATAGCGTTACGAATGCAGTTGTCAAAAAGCGGATATGATGTGTACAACGAAGTAGTTAAAGCTATTAGTGAAAGCACAAATAGAAAACAACGTGAAACTGCAAAAGCAAATGCATTGTTAATGGCGCAACACGCTGATATAATGGCACAATATATGCGACAAATGGGCCGTGGTGGTTATACTGCTATGGATTATTTCCGTGATAGCGTGCGTATCAACATGAATGCTAAATTAGGAGAAAAAGTCGGATATGCACAACCACTAAATGTCGATGTTGACTTAAATCACAGATTACAAGTTGTTGATTTAACAAATCTTAAAACTAATCTGAAAACAGAAAAAGACATAATAGATTTATTTAAAAACACACCACCACAAGCGGTTATGATTGAGGATGGTAATGTCATTGTTTTACCACCTAATGATAGAGATGGTGTAAATCATGTTGCGTTTGGTACTGATACCAGTAAAATAAATAAGTCAAATAAAAGATTGATAATTGGCGATGTATCGAACATATTACAACACAGCGTAGTTATTGATAGCTCTAAAAACAAAAAACTTAACAGGCCTACAAATAATATGAGTAAAGGTCAAAAAAGACGTCAAAGACGAAAAAATGGTATAGAGAATTATCATAATTTGTTAGCTGCTGTTAATATCAATGGTAATTATTATGCGGTAAGATTTATAGCAGAAGAGAAAAAAGGTAAATTAACAGTCAATCCAAAAACTGTTTATCTTTATGATGTGAACATACAAAAAAGCAGTACTACTAACGTTAAGGCACAGAGTGGCAATAGCCAAGCGGCCAGTCATACGTCTAGTAGTACTGCTTTTGATACTATAAGTATAAAAGACATATTGAATGGCGTCAAGGACGGAAAAGGTGTTTTATATGTAGATAATAATGGAAATGGCAATTATTATACACAAACATATAATCAAGCAGCATGGCATGGTTCACCACATGACTTTGACACATTTGATTTAGGTGCTATTGGTACTGGTGAGGGCAATCAAGCACATGGCTGGGGTTTGTATTTTGCTAAAGATAAAAAAGTGTCCAAACTGTATAAAGAGGTATTGAGTAAAGAACAAGGCTCTAACAAAAGCAGTTTATTTAAAGTAGAAATACCAAATGAAACAGAGTTATTACCAGAGCAATATCCTATTTCTGGATATAGTCGATATGTAAAAGATAGCTTGAAAAACGGATTACATAAAATGACAGAAGAACAACTGGAACGTTTTACAAGTCTATTAATTAAATATCACAAAGGGTCTATTATTGGCGATGAATGGACGGATAAATACACACGCTTTATGGATGTAGGGTACATAATATCTGAACTACATAACAAAAATAAAACAATAAATGACATCAATAAAATTAAAAAAAGAAATGTTGATAGATTTTTGAAAACAGTAGGCATCGAAGAAGATATTGACACCATAGCTAGTAGTGATGAACTATTAAAAAATGTATATGAAAAGTTTAGAAATGAGTTATATCCAAAATATGAAAAAGAAAAACAAGTAGAACGAGAACGTGAAGAAAAAGCTATCTCGAATGTTAAGACTGATGTATATGGTGCATTAGAAAAAACAAATATTGATGGTAAACAATTGTATTCGTTTTTATCTCATGCACTTGGTAATGATGCACATTTTAATCTTCATAACGTGAAAAATGCTAAAAAAGCCAGTGAATTTTTAAATAGTATCGGTATAAAAGGCATCTACTACGATGGCGAACAAGACGGACGATGCTATGTAGTGTTCGATGACAAGGCAATTAAAGTCATTGAAAAGTATAACCAATCTGTTAATGGCATGACCGAAATCATGAGTGATGGTGAACGTATCATTAGTATTTTTAAAACCGCAGATAGAAGTACATTCTTACACGAAATGGGGCATGTATTCTTTGATGATCTACAAAAATTAGCATCTATGGAAAATGCACCTGAGCAACTTGTAACAGATTGGAACAAGTTGAAAGAGTGGAGCGGTTGGGTTGATGGTGAAAACGTAGACAATACGAAAGCACACGAGAAATTCGCACGAGGTTGGGAAAGCTATTTGCGAAGTGGTGAAGCACCAACAAGTGCATTGCAAAGAGTATTCCGTCAATTCTCCAAATGGCTAACATACATTTATCGTAGCATTCAACGATTAGGTGGTGAAGTACCATCTGATATTAAAGATGTTATGGCACGTATGATCGCAACCCAAGAGGATATTGATGCATACGCAGAGCAACAACAACTTGAACAATTTGAGAAAACTGAACTGTATAAGCAATTATCAGAGCAAGACCAAGCACGTATGCAATCATACATCGCAGATGTAAAAGAAAAAGCAAAAGAACGTGTGATGCGTAAGTTGATGAAAGAACTTGATAATAGACCTATCAAGGAATGGGATGAAGAAAAGGATGCAATACAAATTGAAATCGAAAAACGATTGATTGAGCAATATCCTATCTACAAAGAACATCAACGATACAATGTGTTTGGTGAAAGTGCATTGAAAGATACGCAGTACAAATCTGTTGAAGAGTTAGAGAAAGCGGAAGTAGAACAAACTGGTGCTACATTTAACGATGCTATCAATCAAGAAATGGACAATGCGAAAGCAGAGTTTATGAAAGATAACAATGTAGGTAAAACTAATGAACAGATAGCAGAGGAAATCTTACTTAGTACACAAGGTCAAATGAAATTAACCGAAGAAGAAAGTAAGATTATCCAACAATCTACTAATCGTGAGTTAGCGAAGAACTGGGAATTGCTAGAACGTATTCGTAAGTTAGATACTAACGCAGAAACTATCGATACAGAGTTAGACGAAATCGAAAAAGAGGTAAAACCTACTAAATACGATGAATTGAAAGCCGATAAGAAAAAAGTAGATGCTGCTTTAACTGATACTACAAAACAGTTAGAAAAAGCAGAAGAACGTATCAAACGCCTACAAGCTATGTTGAATAACCGCATCAACAATGTACGTTCTATTCGTGGTGCTGGACTTGGTACAATTTCAGACTACATGAGCCGAGCAAGAAAAGAATTAGGTGGGTTGCCTATTTCTAATGCTATTCAGTTTAAAACATATCAGAATAAAGCGGTTACTGCTGGTAAGAAAGCTGATAGAGCATTGGCAATCGGTGATGTAGATAAAGCACTTGGGTTCAAACGTGAGCAAATGTTACAACAAGCGAGAGCAAGAGTAGCGTTTGAAAACTTTGAAAAGTCCAAGAAATTGCGATTGAAATTGAAACAACAGTTGCAACGCATGACTAGACCTAAGAACCCTATCGCTATTGAACCTAATATGCGTTATTTCTATTCCCATATGGCTTACCAAATGGGTTTAACTAAGTATGACGGCTTACAACCTGTTGATGGTTTTGATATGAATAGTGTGTTAGCTGCACTAGATCCTGATGTTGGTATTCTTAATCAACAATCAATGGTTCAATTAGAACCTTGGATAGTTGAGATGTTTTATTCAAAAACACCTAAACCATTCCGTTCTATCACTATGAACGAACTAGAAACACTAGAAGAACTCATGACTGGTATGTACAAGAATGGTAGAAATGAGTATGAGGGTACAACAATTCTCAATGATGCTGGTGATAGTGTATCGTTTGAAAATGCAGTACAAGAAATCATTGGTGAGGCTACAAAAACATTTGGTAATGCAGAGGGTGATGTATTCAACAAACTCAACAACCAAACTAAGATGGATGCGGTGAGCGGTAAGTTATATGGCTTCCACCTAGCATTACTTAAAGTTGAAACATTCTTACGCAGAATGGGTGGCGGTAAAAATGGGTTCGCAGTTAAATATATCTATGACCCAATCAGTAGAGCAACGCAAGCATTCAATGAACGTAAAGAAGTATCCATGCGTAGACTAGCAAAAGATGTAGGAATATATTCCAAGCGTGAATTATTTGATATGCGTAATAACCATTTATATACAGTTGGAGAGTTACACGGCTTAACCAAAGAGCAACTTATCATGATTGCCCTTAACTGGGGTACGGAAAGCAACAGACAACGTGTAATGGAAACCACAAAAGCAAATGAGGTTGAAATTGAACGTGCTTTCCAAGAACATATGACTGATAAGGACTGGGAGTTTGTTATTCGTACATGGGATCATATCAATTCATTCTTTGAAGAACGCAGTAAGGTTCAAGAAGAACTCTATGGTAACCCATTAAAGAAAGTAAAAGGTTTGACATTCACCATTGGCGGTAGAAACATTGATGGGCAATATTTCCCTATCGTGTACAACCCTAAAGTCAATGCATCCGTAAGCGACAACCAAGTTGAAGATATTGCAAAAACTATGGTTAGTAGTAATGCAGTATGGGGAACTGGTATGAGCGCTACTAAATCACGTTTAGATGTGGTTAAGGATAAATCATTGTTACTTGATTTTGATGTTATTCCTAATGCTATCACAGAGGCTATTAACCATGTAACCATGCGTAAAGCGGTAACTGATGTTAATAAGTTAATCAGCAATAGAGAATTGCAAAACTACATTGTAGATAAGTTTGGTGCTGATACATACCAATTCTTGCGCACTTGGGTTCGTGATAACTGGCAGGATGAACCAGCAAAGGTTAGTGCGTTTGATAGATTAGTACTTACACTAAAGAAAAATACATCAACCGCAGTTATGGCTGGGCGTGTATCAGTAGCATTACAAAATGTGTTGAACTTACCAGTTGCGTTTTATCGTATTGGTATAGGCAATACCATTAGAGCTATCAATCATGCTGGTATAGGGTTTTATGGATACGGAACTACTACGTATAACAACACGAGAGATTTTGTGTTAGCGCAATCAATCTTCATGCGTGAGCGTGTTCAAACTTTGGATAAAGACTTGAAACAAGGCTTATCTATTGGCGGTAAAGGTATTCGTATTAATGATACTAATATTGCTAATTATAAAGCAGAACAACTAGCAGATATTCGAGATGATATAAACCAAATGGGGTTTAGATTACTTACAGAAACAGACTTTGCATTGTCTATTCCTGTATGGAAGTTTGCATATGATCAAAAGCAAGCAGAACTCATCAATAAAGAGGGTGCAAGTCCTGAATGGATAGAGCAACAATCGATTGAAGCTGGTGATAGAGCAGTCCGTGATATATTTGGTAGCGGTGATACTAAAGATGCTGCTGCTATTCAACGTGCTAGAAGTTCTGTTATGCAAATGTTTGTTCCGTTCTACTCTTACGCTAATACGTTATATAACATCATTACAGAGGGTAATTACGCACGTAAAGACAATGGTGATTATGCAAGGTTCGTTAAAATGCTATGGTGGACATTGATTTCACAAGCAGTAGGTATGATGGCTTACAAAGCTATGACGAATGGTGATGATGACAAACCAGAAGATTTAGCTAAGTCATTTATTGAAGAATTAGTCGCACAAGGTACTATGGGTATTCCGTTAGTAAGGGATATAACCAATATGGCTATGAAGTTTATATTGGGAGAGAGACCTTATAACAAAGGGAATACAGTATTAGCTACAAGCATTGCAGAAAAATTCTACGATGTTGGAAACGCTATTATGTCAGACAAAAAAGATGGTGTTGATTTAGGTAGAAGTCTTAGTCAGTTAGCGAACAGGGCAACTGGTTTTAGTGATACTGTAACCGATGGACTATGGACATTAGCTAAATATGCGTTCACCGATACCGATGCAAAACTAGAAGATGTAATCATGGCTATTGTATTTGACCGCAGATTAAAAACTAAAAAAGACAAAAAGAAACATTGATAAATAAGGACTATCCATTATGGGTAGTCCTATTTATATACAACGAAAGGGGATGTTAAATTGACACCAGAAGTACTAAAACCATCTGTAGTGTATCAATGTGATGGGAGAAATAAGAAGTTTATTTTCCCTTATGATTTTGTGCAAATTGAGGATATTAAACTAACCATTGTAGATGAAGATGGTACAGAGGCGGTACAAGTTGGGAACATTGATTACGATGAAAACACAAAATCAGTAATCTATCCAGCTAACGGCGATGCATTGGCTGTAGGGCAAAAGGTAATCTTAGAACGTAGAACACCTATCTCACAAGATATGGACTTGCCGGACGAATACCCATTCGAGAATATCGAACACGCCACCGATAAGATCATACTCATTTTACAGGAAATGAAAGCAGAACTAGACCGCTCCTTAAAAATTCGAGTGGATAGCGATAAGAATGCAAATGAAGTTGCAAAAGATATTGTAGAGCGTTCTGTAAAAGCTGCTAATGATGCAATTAATGCTATGAATGTAATTTCTGAAAAGTCAGATAAGATTAATGCTAATGCAGATATAATCAACCGATTGGGCGAAGAAATCAAAACAATAGCATCGACTGTTGATGATAAATTGGCAACGGCTAATACTGCACTTGATACAACCTCAACTAATGTTGCGACTGCAGAACGATTAGTCAGAGATGCAAAGGCTTATGCAGGTCAAACAACTGTTGATAAACGAGATATTAATAATCTTGTTGACCAAGCCAAAACCTTAAAGAATGACATTGATAATAAACAAACATCTATTGCAAGTAATGCTATCAAAGCAACAGATGCTGCTAAACGTGCTGAAACTGCAGCAGCTAAAGCAGAACAAATTGCCTTGCCTAATGGCGGTGGTTTGATTACAAAAACAGAAGCAGATACAAAGTTTGTACCTAAAGACAGTTTATACGGCATCGTTTCTGTAAAAGACTTTGGGGCAGTTGGTGATGGTGTAGCAGATGATACCGCAGCATTTAAACGTGCTAATGACAATCTTAAAAATAAGATATTGTTAGTACCTAATGGTATCTACAAAATTAATGAACATCTAACTTTCAATACTGTTGATAGTGTCATGGATATGGGTACTTATAGCAATATCAAGCCGTTCTATCCGACTGAAACACCAATGCTTAAAGGTGCAAATAACATTGCGTTTGTAAAAAACATCCAATACGGCGATGAGGTGAACCAATGCCAAGGGTTCACTTACAACGATAAGAAGAACGTGTTCGTGTTAGCTTGTATCAATAGCGATGGTACTAATCAAGTACTCTACGAACTCAATTCATCTACATTTGAAATTGTAGGCACGTACAAGTTTAATGACCCAGATAAGATGGGGCATTGTAACACAATGTGTTATAACAAAAACACCAATAAGATTTATCTTGCTAACGGCTTGAAAAATGGTAATAACCTAACAGTACTTAACGCAGATACAATGCAATATGAACGTACTATCACATTGAATGAACGTGTATTCAATATTGGCTATGACCCAATCACACGGACTTATGTAAGTATCGTACCTATTAGCGGTCAACAACGCTTGCGTGAAATCAACTTATACAATGATGATTTTGTAAAAATGAAAACATATCAAGTTGATTACCAATACGATGATTTTAATAACAATGGTGCTTTCATGTTGAATGGCTGCATCATGAGTGCAACTCTTGGTAGCTTGGTAGAATGTACACCATTTGGCACAGTTAAACAGATTATCGAAATCAACAGAACTACTGAAATCGAAGATATAGCTTACTACAACGGAAAATTCTATTTTGCGGTCTTAACAGAAAAACCCAATAAGCGACACCAAGTAGATATTTATGTAGGAGATCCAAACAAAGATTATCAAAACTCCATCAATACTGCACGATTAGCAACGCTTGATTATCTCAAACTAACAGGCGGTACATTGAATGGCGCACTTAAAATGGCTAATAACACATTAATCGAGGGTTATAAACCTGATGGTCATGGTGTTGGTATGGCTAAGGTGTCTACCGCTGGCAACGTAGAACTTGGCGATAACTCCGTTAATACGTTTATTAAAGGTAAGGAATTTAAACACTATGATGGTACAGATAGTTTCACAGTACTTACCACTAAACATTATGGCACGGCTATCTATAAGAAAAAGGATGTAGACGATAACTTTGTTAAGAAAACAGAAGTAGACCAATTAGGTTTTCCATATACAAAAATTGATGCGGCTACAGACTGGAACACACTCACAACACAAGGTGCAATCGAAATCAACTTTGATGGCGGTGCTAATAACCCACCACGTAGCCACAAACAAGGTATGCTAATCGTAATGAATTTTGGCAAAGGTGCGATGATAGACCAAACATTCCATGCGTTCAACGGAGAAACATATCATCGTATGTTCATGGCTGGCACATGGAAGTCTTGGGGTAGGGTTCAAACATCCTTAAATAGCCGATTGAAATTGTGGAGTGCTAATGGTGGAAACGAGGTGTATGTTGAATAATGCCTAATCTAAAAGTTAAGAAAGGAAATGATACCTTAACATTTGGACTAACTGATAACTTGCGTGATGTAGGCGAAAAGCGATTGCCAATAGTAATTAATGGCAAAACATACTATGCACGATTGGGGGCAGATAAAACCGCCCTTGTGGTGCAACGCAAATCAAACGGAAACTTGAGTTATGTTCAAACTAACCCTGTATTGTTTAATACATGGCGATGGGGAAAGGTACCTTATGACATTAGGGGTACAGAAAAAATGTTTGTGTACTTACCAAAAGGAAAGTATAGAGCGACTGTGCATGGTGGGTATGACAAAACTAATGAATTTACTATAGCTACATCGCAAGATATTGAGGTTAATGTTTCCACAACAGGTAGAGATAATTTTTTAACAGAGACCGTTTTCAATATAAATGGATGGAGAGATACTGTAAGTTTAACACGGCATCAATTTACTATAACTATTGAACGAATTGGGGAGTAAGCATGATTGAAGTTGTATTAGCACCTTTTATGGTAGAAGGGTTTAACGTAGTAGATGCGGTGCGAATATCACTAGCTATATTTACGAGTATTGTATTGGTGTTTGTTGATACATTGTTGCGTGTCTTGGTTGAGGCACGCAATTTTAATTTGGCTACAAATAGAGAATGTACTTTAAAGAATACTGTTCTAGCTATCCTTTGGAGAGGTTGGGCGGCTGTTGAAGTCAACGGAACTAAACGTAGGTTTTTGGTTAGCGGTAAGCTACGAGCAGATATGACTAAGAAGTTAGTTAAATCATATCCATGGTTATTCCTCTTATCGTTTATTCTATTAACATTGCCAGATGTTGATATTCCAATGTTAGGCAGAATTGATGTATTTCTATCCACCTTATTATATCTAGTACCTATCGTGGTTGAGTTAGCAAGTATAGTTGAAAACATGATTGAACTTGAATTTGTGGAAAGTATATGGTTTCAACGTGCGATGAATTTGTTTAAAGAATTGATAGCGTTCGTAAAATCAATAAAGGATGCGATTAAATGAAAATTAATTATGAGGACACTATAACCTTAGTAGCACTTGCAGCTGCACTAATCATGACTATTTATCTTGAACAGAAAGATTTGGCAAGCGTAATAGTTGGTGTGTTAGGCGGTTATATTGGTGCTACAGGTGGTGTTAAGCGTTCCCAATATATGAATGGGGGCAGCAATGACAAAGAAAAGGAGTAGTTAGAATGGCTGAATTAGGACAGTTGAGTGCTGAATATGAAAGTAATGGTGATCCAGCGTGTGTATCTAGTGGCATCAATGATGCTGGCGGTATTTCTTACGGAACATACCAACTAGCAAGTAATTGTGGTAGTGTTGATGCATTTCTTGGATGGGGGTTAAAACAAGGTGGTTTTTACACCGATTATGCAAGAGCCTTGATTGATAGTGGAGAAATCAATTCTGATGGCTTTATCGCTAAGTGGCAAGAATTAGGTACGCTTGATGCGGTAGGTTTTGAACAGATGCAGCATGACTATATAAAGTCCGCATACTACGATGTAGCGTGTGAGTACCTAAGACAAAATCTATTCAATGTAGAAAAACATTCTAATGCATTAAAGGATGTAGTATGGAGTAGAGCGGTACAGTATGGTACTGGTGAAATCGTTAATATGTTCAATGATGCATTAAAGCTAATGGAAAAGGCATTGAATATTGAATTACCTAATTTATCCTATATCGATGATAAGCGGTTTGATTATGACCTTATCGCTGGCATCTATGATACGTGCATGAGCCTTGAATGGAATAGTAGTGCATTAAGGGATAGCCTAAACAATCGATTTGCCGATGAGAAATTCAAAGCGTTAAAAATGCTAATGGAAGAGGTAGAGGGGGCATAGGTGAATGTTTTATCTACGTAAGGTACTAACTTATATCAAAACGCACAAACGCACCGCACAGGTGCTAATTCCTATGTTGGTATTTATGTTAGTGTGTATGGGATGCTACCATCTGTATAAACAGAAACAGATTGAAAAGCCTGTTGTAATCACACAACAGCAATCTAAATCTCCAAAGGAATTGGCCAAGGCAATTCATGTTACAGAACAACAAGCACAAGAAGTTATTTCCATTAAGGAAAGAACTCAACCAGTATCGACTTACTACACACAAGCACCTACTGTAGAACAAGCTGCAGAAAAGGTGAAAAAGGATATTGCACATAGCAACCCTAATTTGCCTAAAGCAGCCACAGAAAAATCTGATAGAACCGCAGTAGTTGCTAATACAGATGAACAAAAAGTAGATGTGTACAAAATCAATCTAAATAAAGAGCATAAAATAAAAGCTGGTGTTACTGTTATTGATAAAAAGATGTATGAAACTATCGGTTATCAAGCTGGTAGAGTTGAAATGCTAGGACATTTTGAGGGAACACAATTTAAAGGTGGTAGTGTACTTTATACAGTAAAGGCATGGTGATCTAATCTATCTCCGAGTTACACGGCTTGTAACAACTACTTATTCACTAAGAAAGGGAAACATTATGGCACAAGTATTTACATTCGAGGGAAAAACACATCAATTCGCAGAAGATATTAAACCAAATCAAGAGGGGTTATACATGGCAACCTTGGTAGACCAAGACAACGTGCGTTGTGAAATGTGGTTTGTTAATGGTGAATTGCACCGCTTAGTAGAATTAGATAAATAAAATAAATTGAGGGTAGCGTAATTGCTACCCTCTTTTTTTGTGTCCGTCAAAAATTCGTCAAAAAATGAATTTTAAATATTGTGTTTTGTGTAAGTGGTTTTATTAAACCATGATATAAAACTTTGATTATTACAACATATTTTGAAAGTTGAAATAAAATCAAGCAATATAACCTTTTATGATTGACAAGAATGTAGATACACCACCAACTGTAGAAAATCTATATAAAGAAGGTTATCTTACAGAACATGTTAAGACTGCAAAGGATAAGGAATATACCATTACTTATGAAGTGGTTAATGGCGGTACGGCAAAAGCAGTTGTAGTTAAAGCACCTGATGCACCTTAACGTAACTTATATCTAGCATTTAGCATCTAGCATCTAGCATCTAATATCAGTATCAAGTAACTAGTATTTAGTATTTAATATTTAAT